AACTGGAAGTTAGCGACTTCAGCTGCCTGAGCGATTGATAGCTGACCTTGAGTAATATCCCTAAGATTACCGATGATAGAATCAGCACTTTCACCTACAGCAGCGGCCAGAGTTCTAGTACCTGCAATAGTAGCCTCTGCTCTAGCAGCTCTCTGTAAAGCACCGAATGCTTGTGTAATAGCAAAAACGTTAGCGGCAGCACCAGCATAGGCTGCAACTAAACCACCAAGACCCGCTGATTGTGCGGAAAACTGACGTCCTGCAGAAGAAGAAGCCTGACCAAGACGAGTTTGAGCTTTTGTAACGTTTTGAGTAGAGGCAGCAGCTTTTTCTGCCCCCTTCATTACAAACATCGTCTCAATGATATTTCTGATACTTGCCACTAGCGTCTCACCTTTGAAGCAGCTTCTCTAGCTTTACGTTGTTGCTCGTAATGAGTAGCAGCTTCTACAACACAAACTTGAAGAAGATCGAAAACTTCTTCACTGTCGTCGATTTTATATATACGCATTATGTCTCCTAGACCTGCGTAATCTTTACCTAACCATAGACCGTTCATACCTTCTATTTTGTCGGGTAGTGCGTTAAACAGTCTTAATGCTTGTTGTGCTTCATAACTTAGTTCATGTACCTCTGGCGGCATTTCATCAGGGTTAGGATCCCAGCCCATCTGTTCACACATTAACAGATACTGGTCTTGGGTCATTCCCCCTGCTTGGAAGTTGTGCCGGAGGTACTTTTCGAGTTTTTTGAGTCTTCAGCCTTTTTACTAATCGAAAATTGTTCGTAGTCATTCATGGCGTCAGTAACAAACTGATCAAAAATAGTAGAATTTTGTAGAAGATCAAGTGCGTCTTCCTCACTATATTCTACTACCTCATCTTTATCCATAGCGCTAATATCTACTGGAAGAAGTTTTGGAAGAGAGCCTACTTTAAGACCGCTCCATCCTTTAATAGCTCTACGAGCATATTCTTCAATAAACTTATCGTTATCAATTTCTTCTTCTCGTTGACGAGTGCGCTTATTAAATTTGTATGTAAGACTTGCATTTCTAATTTTCATTAGGTCATCTCGACCAAGATAAACTAGGTTAACTACGAAACCTTCAATATCAGGAAACTCTACGTCAATTACTGTTTCCTTAGCCATTAAGTTTGAGATTTTACTCATTTATTTTTCCCCTCTGTGTTAATAATAAAAAGGGTGCTCACTATAGTTTTCAACGCCTGTCAAACTGAGGGGGCAAGTTTGACGTTTGTTAATAGTGAGCACCCATATGGAATTAAATTTTACCCCCTCAAAGTTCATTTAATTTACTTTTCTACAATAAGTGTCATTTCATCTCCAGTACCCTTAGTTGTTTCTTGGGCAAGGAAGTTGACAGAAACACCAATCACATCTTCAATAGCATGAACTGGAAGTTCGAACTGAACTCTTGGCATATTAATGGCAAAGAATGGTGCAGTTGCGCCACCAATTTTAAGGTTAGCGTTAGAAGTAGCTGCAGAAGAGGTACGACCATCTTCAACAATCTGCTTCAAGAACTGAGCTGAGTTATCTGAGCCACCACGTAAGTATGCACTTAGAGATCCAGAAATTGCACGAGCACCGGCAAACTGACCAATTGGTGAGTTAAGAGCTGCTAGTTCTTCTGGTGTTAAGTATGTGATGTTGTTATTGTAATCAAAACTGAGTGCTGTAACTGGGAATGTAAAGTCAATACCCGCTGCAGATGCACTTTCAGCGTGCTTAACATCAATTGTTGAAAGTCTATTCTTAATAAAGCTGGCTGATGATACTGTGCCAGAAACATTATAAGAGTTCCAAGGATGATATGAAGCTTCAGCTGTCAGTGCATACTGATTAGAGTTGGCTGTTACATCTGTCCCAGCATTTAGAGTTCCGCCGAATACAGAAACAGCATTGTTTCGTGTATCATCGCGAAGCTCAATCAAGTTTGTTCCGAAGCCTGTCCAAGTGGTCGTAGCAATGCCATCAATTGCGGCATCAACAGAACCTTGGTTAACAGTAGCGTTAGAAACTTGATAAAAAACGTTATCCATTTTAAAGTATAGATGGTACTCAGTTGCGGTAGCGAAGTTAGAGGAATGCTGGAATACATTTGATCCAGCAGCTCGCTCGCTAAGTGCAAATTTACCATCAGCCTGCCAAGTACTCTGAAGTTCTGATCCAGAAGCAAAAGCCGTATTACTCATTAGTGCTTGCCACATAAACCAATCAGCACAAGGCATAGAATTACCTTCAGCAGCCATATTTGAACCACCTGCGGTCTTTGTAAGACCTGTTGGTTTTAGATAGGCCTGGAAGTTCCAGTCAACTGGGTTTAGGGCAGTATTAAATCTTTGTTGTGAACGATCAGGTGTTAGACCACTTTCGAGTGATGTAATATCCTGAGTTGCAGCAGCCTGTGAAACAGCATAACCAGCAAGAATTTCTACTTGCCATGTGTTTGCAGGAGTCAGGGCTGTTACTGTCGCACCGCTGGCAATATCAACGGTGGACATAAACACTTTTGTGTTTCTTTGTAGGTTAAGTTGGGCCGACATTTAATTTAACTCCTTATATATTTAATTGGTATCTTACTAAAATATCAATCTCTAGTATGCCAAAGGGAGCTACTAAACCTTCATCTGTAGAAACACCTTCTATTATCATATCCAGTATTCCGATACTTGATCTATCTCCTAAGTTGTATACAACATGTTCTATATCATCTGCTAGACTTTCTGCGGTTGTTATAGGGTTTTCTGCTCTAACATAGGAACGAACATTTATGTTTAGTTCTCCAGTAGTTAATCCTGCGGTATCATAAATTCTGGTTTCTGTACCTGCATTTACGCACACTGTAGGAAAATCGTTTATTTCGTCTAAAAATCTCATACGACGAAAGCAATTATTAGAAATGTTTAAGTTATAGGTATATGAAGCGTCAAATGTAGAAACATCACCATTTATCTTCTTTAGCTCAGATACCAATAACTCGGTTATCTCTTTTCTTCGACTTAACGCCATTTATTTTCTACCTTTTCATAGTATAGCAAATTGACTTTTATAAAGCAAATCTTAAATTCTCAAAACAGACTCGTGCCCAGTTTAAAAACCTCTTATAATTCTAAAACGTTCTCCATACACTCTTTTTACTACTTCTCTTATAGAACCTTGTAGCAAAAATCTAGGTGCTCTTGCTCCTCTTTTTTCATGAACACGATAGTTAGGAGCATAGTAGTATTTAATCATATTGCTTCTTATATTTTGCATTACTTTAATTGATTCTACAAATTGACCAGTTCTATAAGTTAACACAGTAGGACTTAAAGGAGGACCTCTTTCAGGTCCTTTAGGCATTCTGCGCTCTGTTTCTCTTTGTACTAACGCAGTTAGTTGAGCGTCTGAAATAACTTTTAATCTTGTAGCAGCTTTTTTTCTTTTTGTCTTGGCTACTATACTACCTTTTCCTAAAAGAGCAGATCCTTTATCATATTCAATTACAAATTGACCTTTCATTTGATTATTTAAAAACCGAATTACTTGAGGAGAAAATTGAGCAAATTCTGCTGCTAAATCTCTTGCCAGTTGGCTACTAATTTTCTTTAGTTCCACATCTAAACGAGCATTTGCTTTGTTGAGAGAATCTCTAACTTCTGCTTCCGTAAAATATATTTGAAAAAATACTTCGCCTTTTTTACCTTCTGTTACTTTTATTTTAGCTCTGGGGTTACGGCTTATTTGTTTCCATGACCATCCGATTGATTTTACTATCCTTCTATTACCAACTTGAATAGGAACTCTAATATTTGCAGATTTTAGTTCAAAGTTTTTTCTTAAAGCAATAGCTGCAGGAGAGCGACTTTTATTTAAAAAAGCTTTTAACCCGTTATTATCATTTTTTAAAGCTAGTAGTTGAGAAATAAAAGATTTTGAAAAATTCACATCTTCTTCTACTGATTGTGCCATACCAGTAGTATCAGTCACAAAACCTGTTAATAATCTACTAGTACGCCTTAAATTAATACCCTTACCTCCAGCCACTCCTATTTCTCTAGCTCTAGTAACTTGTCCAGAAGCGTCTACTCTTGTAGAAATAGCTTTACCTTCTGATATAGCTGCCTCTCCTTCTTCATCATAGGTTATAAAATCAGGTATAACACCGGATCCAGATTTACCTTTTATAATAGTACCACCTAAATTTTCGACAACAGCTCTATCCACAAGATTAGATAATCTAGAGTAGATACCATATAAAGCTTTAGATAAAGGTTCATTGTTAGGTTTTAGATAAAATCGAGCAGGGCCTATTTTTTGTCTAGAATTAAATAGTAAATCTAAAGCTTGTGGCCCTTTAAAAACTCTTCCATCAGGACCAGTAACTCTTACATTATTGACCACATTAAGCATTAAATGATCACTCTATATAAATCTAAAATACGCCGGATATGAGGGGGAAAATTAGAACTCAATGCTCTATCTTGAACATTCTCTCCTTGAAAAGCGAAACCTTGAGATTCTTGACGGTCTTTATGAAGCATTTTAGCATAATCCATAGTAGCCATTAAAAGGTCATTAGGAACACTGCCAGAGTCATACCCAGATTTATAAGTTACACGGACTCCACGAGGATAGTTTTTAAATACAGCAGCCCCTACAATTGTAAGACCGAAGTCTCCTGTTCCATCTCCAATATTCTTGGTAACTTCACCAGTATTAGGGTAGAATAAAAAGTCCTCTACAGAAGCATGATCATCAGCAAAATCAGAGTTATCATTAGCACCATCAAAATGAACCAGTAAAACAGTGTCATCATTTGTCGCATGTTGATAAGAAGGAGCAGTAAAAGCAGCAGTGTGTCTTGCTACATGAGAAATACGAGTTTCATCAATAAAACCATTAAAATATTTATAACTAGAAGGCACGTTCTGACGCGCAAATTCTAATTGAGCAGAAATGTCAGGCATTACATTAGAAGTAGTTTGTGAAGCGATAGAGGTTCCATCTCTGTACAAGTTCCAAGAAGAGCCTGATCTTACGATTTCTACATGATGAAAAGTATTAGCTGAGTAACCAGTTGATGCTGCGTGTGTTACATTTACAACCTCAGTACCCCCAAACACTGCTCTAAATGTAAAGCCATTTGTAGTATCATAACCGAGGGACCAAAGATTATCTGCATCCGCAGCTTGTGAAATAAAAGTAGTATTTGCAGAGTAAGAATTTGATCTCACTTGCATATCAATAGTAAAATCGGAATCTCCAAAATACCAGTCATTTGAATCTGCTAAAAATATAAAATCATCAGAGCCGTCAAAAAACACAGAGGAGTCCCCGAACTTTTTATATCTAGTTTTTAAGACGGGTCCTCCACTGCGAGTTAAAGTATGGTTTGAATCAATTCGAGTTACTGAAGATCCGTCTGATTGTGGGTTATTTAATTTTCTGTAAGCAGTACCATCATATTCAGAAATAGAGTGTACATTTTGTAAGGGAAGTCGGGAAACAAAAACTGAAGACTTTCCTCCATCAAAAACTTCTGAATAAGAATTACTTAGAACTTCGTGTCCAATGTAATTTTCTACCGCGCCACAAGCAAAAGAAATAAGATTGCTGAGTCTAGCATCTTCATTAGAGCTTGTAATATTTAGATAATTTTTTATCTGTGCTAAAGTTACATATGGATATTTACCATAATTGCTAGACATCTCTCACCCCTTTTTTATTTAGTAACGATTGTTGTTTTTGGTTTAGCTGTTGCTACAGTCTCTACGGAAGTAGCACTAACCACCTTTTTCTTAATTGGAGCAGGAGCCGGTTTAGAAGCAGCTTTAGCTTTTTTCCACTCTTCGATATACAGTTCTACCTGCCCTAGCCCATTACCGCGCTTCATAAGAATAGTACGGGCTTCGTCTTCATCATCAATGTTCATAATTTCCTCAAGCATTAAAATTATCTCCTTGTTTTATAGTAAGAAAGGGAGGCAGGTGATCCTACCTCCCTCTCCCTTAAAGGTTAATCAGAATATTCTCTAATCTAAATTAAATTAGGCGAGTGTTCTGATTGTTGCAGCGTAG